CGTGCTCATCGTCCACAGATTCCGCCAGATAGACCGTGCCATCAACCACAGCGGTGAAGTATGCGTCCGACAGTAGGTCAATCGTGTCCCCGATGGCGTAATCTTCGGGGGTCTGGGCGTACTCACCGACCAGCACGATGCCCGCCGTAGGACGGGGGTAGAGGAAGAACCGATTGGCATTGCGCACATGGCGCATGAAGTTCACCGGCGTACCCGCCGGATCGCTGACCCAGGTCGGAGCCATCTGATCCAACATGTCGCGGCTGACCTCAGTCACCGCGCTGCCGTCCTTTACCTGAAATACCTCAATCAACCGCATGGAGTCTGCGGGCAGGGACTGCAGGACCGTGTTCGCCGTGGTGGAAATATCGCCAATGAGGGCAAAAAGATCGGGGCGAAGCATCACCATCCGCTTCAGAGTCTGGTTCACAAACCCAAGCAGAAATGCGTCAGAATAACGCTGGGGCGCCCGCGTATCTTGGATCAGCGCCCGAACTTCGGTGATGATTTCCCCTGGAGTCATTCAGGCCATCCTCGTTTAGCTTCTTCGGCCAGTTCCGCCATAGTATAGACCGGCTCTTCAGGTACGTCTTTAGTTTCCAAATCAAGGGTTTTCTTGGTCCGACGCCGGGTGCGCTTCGCCTTCTCCACAGCCTCGGGTTTCATAAAGCGCTCGGGGTACGCCTCTTCCTCCGTGACTTCTTCACAAAGGGGGTTCTTAGCGAGGATCGCATCCCACTCGTAGATAAAGCCGTCTTTCTTGTTCCGCAGGTAACGCATCATGCAGTCCTTGTCTTTCCTGAAGAAGTGATAGGCCAATTCTTGCGCTTGGAGCTGGTCTTGGCAGACGCCATCTGGTTCTTTTGCGAGCTGCTCATGCGCGAAGCGACCGCCTTCGGGCGGCAAGCGGGGTAGGGGCGAGAGGACTTCTCGGCGCGGGAGCGACCACATTGCTCCCCGGTCTTAATATCGACCCACTGCTCACCGAACCACTTGCCCAGTCCGCCTTTCTTAGCCACGTTTGCTCACCCTGTTGTCGGCGCCAGACCAAGTGCCGCCTGCCTTTTTGTACTCCTTGGAGGCCCAGGCATTGGCGTAGGCGCTGGGGTACACATCGAATTTCTGCTTGGCAAGCCGCACCTTGGAAGCCCAGAGCTTCGGGTTGTTGGGTTTGGACTTAGCCATGACCGCCTACCAAGTTTTGCACGCCCAATACCGAGGCTTGGTCTTGGGGCCAGGGTTTGAGCAGTTGTGGCGAGCGCGGAAGTTTTTGCGTCGCTCAGGATTATCCTTTTTGATTTCCATGTTGGGGTCACCAAAGGTCACCCGCACTACGCGTCCGTTCTCGTTCTTCACATACACCTGAGACTTTTTGCGCCCATAGCCCGGCTGGCCTTTACTAATGTAGCTGGGTTTGTTCAGCGTTACGTTCTTGCCTTTGTACTCGGCCATTAGCTGGTTACCCCTTTGATAACGGCGAAGCTGAGGACCAACGTGTCGGTGCCGGTCGCAGGAATTGTCCCGTTGTCATTGTTCCCAATGGAAATCGTGCAAGAACCTGCGCTGACGCTCGTAACCGCCGCAGTGTAATACTTCCGGGTCGCCGCTGCCGCGCCTGACTTAATGTTCACGATCACCACATCTGTTGCGGCAATCTCGCTGTTGGTCAGCGTGAACTCATCGGCCTCGTGCCCCGCCAAAGACCCAGCGACAAGTGTGATTTCGCCACAGGCTTGGTTCAGCGTCACTCCGGTAGTGCGGCTGGTAATCTGCGTAACCGTGCCGCCAGCGCCAGCGGCATAGCCTGCGCCCTGCGTAGCGAGCACCGTAGAACCTTTAACGGTCGATACGGAAGATGAGCCAATCGCCGTTCCATCAATAGTTCCGGCGTCAATGTCCACCTTGGGGATATTCACTTCCCCGGTGCCCTTGGGCGTAATGTCGATGTCGATGTCGGTGTCAGTTCCGTCAGCCAGCAAATCGTTGGCCGTTAGGGTCAGGCCCGCAGCCGCGTCGTCCGTGAAGAACGAAGTCGAGGTGATCGACGTAATCCCGGTGAAGGTGCCGGAGAAAGACACCCCGGAAATGGACCCGCCGGTGATAGTTACACTGCCTGCATCCTGCGTGGCAATCGTACCAAGGCCGAGGTTAGTGCGAGCCCCCGAAGCATCAGACGCACCCGTGCCGCCATCAGCTACAGGGAGGTCCGTAATCCCAGAAATACTGCCGCCCGTAATCCTTACATTTGAAATGCCGACATGGCCTGTGCCATTCGGAGCAAGCGTGAGATTTCCATTGGTGTCGAGTGTGCGAATTGTGTTGCCGTCGAACTGAATGTTCTCGACGGACATGGAAACGGTGCCGATCTTAACGGCAGTGGGCGTACCCGTACCGCTGTAGATAATTTTTTCAGTCGCTTCAGGACCGCCGTCAACATGCAATAGCTGACTGTAGGTACTCGCGATTGTTGAGCCAGTTAAGTTAGAGGCCATGGCGCACCTTTAGAAAGCAAATATGTTGACTTCGATGTTGTTAGTGCCCAGCGCCGGAGGCGAAGAAAACGATAACGTCACGCCTGAAACACTGTATGTGTTCTTTTGCTGGTACACACCCGCTACAAAAACCATGGTGCTGTTCTCGTTGGTCGGGGCTTTCGTCAGCGTAAAATCTGTTTGGGAGCCGGTCCCGTTAAATCGGTTGACCACAACGCCCATGTCGGCCCCAACCGCTGCTGCAAGCTGCGACCGAGAAATCCTTTTCGTGGTGTCCGCGTCGGTATCAAAAATGAGGAAATCATCGTCGTTCGCCGTACTGGCGCCCGAAATTGCAGTAAGTCCGGGGATACGCTTAGCGGTCATCACTAGCTCCTGAAAAACGGGGGGCCGAAGCCCCCCGGTGCATTAGGACGGCGTAACGGCATTGGTGCCGTCAGCATCGACCCAGGTCGAGTTTGCATTGGCGCCGGTCGCCACTTTCAGCTTGCTGTTGGTCGTGTCGAAAACGACAGTCCCTGCAGCTTTGCCAGAAGTGTTGATGGTGTCGGCGATGTCAGCAATTTCCGTAGCTGCTGCCGTGCGGAGCTGGACGTAGCCAGCCGTTGCATCGACATTTCCGGTCAGAGTACCGGCCATAGCCGTCGCCGATAGCGAGTCAATAGTTGCATTGATCGCCGTCAGGTTGGAGTAGGTAACGCCTTTGTAGACAGCCATTTTAGCCTCCTAGATAGGAGGGGGCCGAAGCCCCCGTCCTTAGTTGCAGTCAGCCACGATGGCCCAGACGCGAACAACTGCAGTATCAATGCTGTTGTGATCCAGCGTGATATACAGTTCGTCTGCGGCGGCGTAGAACACCGGAGCTGCTACGGTAGCGCCGTTAGCGGCCACAGAGTTCAGGTTCACGTTCGAGAGGTAGGTCGTAGCCCCCGAACCGTCGCCCAAGTCCATGGTCGCCGTAGCACCTTCTGCCGTGGTCACATCCGCGCCAGCCATGAGCACCGTGGAGCCCGCAGGAAGGGGAATAACTTCCAGCGTGTCGGTAGCGGCCAGAGCAGCCACGCCAGCAGCCGAACGAGCGGCTGCGATAGCAGCAAAGTCGAGGACGACTTCCATCTTGACTACAGGCATATCCATTGCGGGATAGGCTGCAGTCCCCTTGTTGAAGCCGAGAGAATCAGTATATGCGGTCATTTCATTGCCTCCTTGTGGTCAGGCGATTAGGCGAACTGGATAACAGACTGAGCCAGCGCCTCGCCCTTGACGACCTTGTAGCCATACACCTGAAGACCACGGATGATGTCACCGAAGGTGGTCTCGGAGCGGATGGTTTCCATGTTCGTCATCTGAGAGGCAAAGGTGAAGCCCATCTTGTGACCAGCGATGAGGTTGTACTTACCGCCAGTGTCCACCTTGAGGTTGTGGCTGACGTAGACCGTGAAGCGGTCGATCATACCGAGGCGACCGTTACGGACGATGGAGGTACCGTCACCCGTGAGGGAGGCGTCTTTCAGCTCGGACTTCTTGATGAGGCCAGCCAGCTTGGCCGGGATCACCACGAAGCGGTCCTGCTCAGGGCAGTTGGCTTCGTCAAGCACGGTGCCGAGGTCAACCATGAGGTCAACAACAGCGGTCGTGCCGCCAGCGCCGTCCTTGGTTACCTGCAGCGGAGAAGCCGTGGTGCCGAGGTTGAAGGAAGCGGACTGCTCACCAGCCGTAGCGCCCTTGTTCGTAGCAGCGATGTCGGGAAGGAGGTCAGTCAGCACCCGCTGATCGATCTTGATCTTCATACGCTCGGAGGCGTCCTTGGACCAAGTATCCATGAGGTTGATGTCCGACTGGACCTGATCCACATCGTCTTCAACGCAAGCGAAGTATTCGCCCTTGTCGATAACGAGCTGGATTTTCGGCTTGTCGGGGTTTTCCACGGTCAGCGCCTGACCCTTGACGTAATCACGGATCGTGATTTCGGGGGTCGTGCGGATGTTCACCGTGTCGCCAAACTGGCGAATTTCGCCCTCATAGTCGGTATTGGAGATGGCGGCGAGAACCGTTGCATCGTAAAAGTTCTCGATCATCTTGCCCGACCAGATTTCGGGGATGAAGTTGCCGCTGTAGTTAGGGCGGCCAGGAGATACCGGATAGCTCATGATTAAAATCCTCTAATCAAGCACCAACTTGGATGCGACCTTCTCGCTGTGCTGCGAAGATGTCGCGTTCGATTTTGTTCCTCTCCTGCTCACGGCCTCTATACTTTCCTGATCGAACATCGTCAAAGAACTTTTGGATGTCTTGGGGAGAGTATACCTTACCTTTGCCAGATTGCGGACTACCCGCACCGCGTGAGCGGCCAGGGGCAACCTGCTTCTCCAGCTCAGAGCTTTGAGCGGAACGCTTGGGTTGAGCAACAGTGGCTTGTCCATTACGCTCAAGCCAGGTACGGAAGAAGCTCGCGACACGGCGGGGATCAAGATTCCGCTGTGCATCCTCCAAGTACGCTTGGCGCGTAGAGCCGGTCATGGGGTCAACTTCAAGCAACCAACTTTGGAAGTCTTGATTGTCGTTCACCTCACGCCAGTTCGGCACCATTGATCCAAGGTCGGCCCAGAACTGTTGCTCAGAGGATACAGCCTGCCGCTGCGCAAGTGATTGCACCTGCGGAACCACATTGGTCTGCATCTGCCGAACAAGACCCTCTAGCTGCGCAATGCGCTGCGCGACGGCACCGAGTTCTTCTCGGGTAACCTTACGCATCACATCAATCGAATCGCCATAATCCTCTACATCCTTGTCAGACAAATACTTCTGCGCCTGAGCGGGCTGTCGAGAGGCGTTCTGCTGTGCAGAAAGAGAGGCCAGTAACTGTTCCATTTGCTGTACGCGGCCCTGAAGTTCCCGGTTCTGCGAGTGCATGCGGGGTACTTCGGCGTTGTACATGCCTTGGAGCGTGCGATACTTCTGAAGGAGAGTTTCCTCCGACGCTTTGTCGTCCTCAGACTTGTGCTCCCCGGTCGAGGACGGAGCAGCATTGTCCTCCGCAAAATTCTCGTCGGCTTCGTAGCGGTCTGCCTCAGCAGCTTCAGAAGTGGTTTCCTCGGCGGACTGATCGTCGCCGGTCGCACCATCATCGTTCAACTGCTTGTACAGTTCCTGTACTGCCTCGGTCTGCTTTCGGACTTGCTCTGGAAGGGCCATGTTTTACGCTCCTGTCGGTATGCGTGATTAGACGGCGAGCTATAGCTTTGCCGCTATCTCAGGGGATTGTTGAACTAATTGGGTGATTTCACCCAGAACTTGGCAGCGTCCCTGACCGACTGCCACGTTCTCTACTGCGCTTGGGAGCCGCTTCAGCTCTCGCATCTGCCACTCCTCCAGCCACTCCAAAAATTCCGGGTGCTGGCGAGAGACAAGGGCGAGGGTCTTAATGACCTGCGGCGGGGGCCTAATCATACGGCCCTACCGCTTGCCCGGCTCTGAACGGTGTTTGCGTCCATTCCACCTTTGGGAGAACCGTCCGGTTGCGTCGGCGCCCCACCCTCGGCGGGCTGTCCTGCAGCCGCCTGGGCAAGTGCCGCCTTGGCCTGAACGCGGTTCTTGAAGTCAGCCTTCTCCCGAGAAGGAATGATCTCATCCACCGGCATTTGCAAACCTTTAGCCACCTCGCGAAGAATCGCGGCGCGGCCATCCTTACCAAGAATCTCTGCATCAATCGGATTCGCCGTGGCGTTGAGGAACTCAACGCGGCGCACGTTCACGGTCTCTTTGACCGCTAGGTTGATAGCACCCCGTGCAAGCACTTCGGCGTCGCCCTTGATGGACTCGTCCTCGTCGTACCGCATGTTGTACACGAACTGACGCATAACCACGGGCTTCACCACATCGGAGTCAATGTGCATCACCACTTGGCGAATGCCCTTGCCTGCGGCGCCCATGAGCATAGACAGACCCGAGGAAGTACGCCCGGCACCCTGCACGTTCAAGTCCCCGTACACATAGGCAGGGATACCCGAGTGGTCGTCGGCGAGGCGGCTAAACTTCTCATAGACCGCCATCAGCTCGCTGGCGCGGGAGTCAGGCTGGGTGAAGCGAATTGCCGGGGCGCTGGAGCCCGTGGGGTCGTTGATGGTCTGCCAGATTTTCCACGGGGCAAGCTGGGTAATATCCTCATTCGGCGGCAGCCGCTCGACGTTGACCTCTACTTGGGGGCCAGAAGATATTCCCATATTGTTGACCAAAGCTCGCGCAGCCGCGTTACAAACGCTTTGCAAATCTTCGATAATCTTGGGAATACCTTTACCCCAAAAGGCTCCGGGGCATTTAATGAACGAAGTCTTGGCATAGGGCTTCTCTCCCAGCGGATCGTAGTTGAGCACAGCCTTGATGGCGTAGTTCCCCACTACCCAGACGTTCGCGTCGTATTCCTTGGCCGGGTCAGGCACCTCGTCTTCAGACAGGCCCCACTCGCGAAGCATGGAACCACTGATTTTGCCCCAGAACTCAAGGGCGTCGAACTCAGTCGTCGGGCGCATGTAGGAGTAATACTTCCGCTCCTCCTCGTCCTTCATCAGCTCAACGTCTTCGTTGATCCACGACTGGCCGTTACCCTCTTCCAAAATCTTCCGAATGGCATCGTCGTCATAGCCCGGTACGCCAATCAGCTCTGACAGCTCGGTCCGCGACATGCGGTGATGCTCAAATATGTAACCCTCTGAAATATCAGAGATTCCGGGTTCCGGATACATACGGAAGGGGTCTACGCGCTCGTACTCAGGTGCTAACTCTTCAGTAGCGTCAACAATGGTTTCCCCCGTAATGGAGGTGGTCCAACCAAGTTTACGCTGCCGTCTAACAACCGGCCCCTTCACAAACGCACAGGGGTAAGTTACCAAGTCCGTAATGAAATCGTTGAACGCCTGCTCCCAGCCGCCCTGGGCGAACTGGTCCTGAATCCTAGTCTTCATCTTATCGGCGCGGAGCTGCGCCTCGTGCATCACCCGGAAGCGGTAATCTTGGGAGACCATCTCCCGAATCTCCGCCATCTCCTCCAGGCTGGGCGCCTGCCCCGTGGCCTGAATCAGCTTGAGCACCTTCTCGGCGAACTCCGCCTGCAACGCTTGGGACTGGGCGGGAGACATATCGGGGATGGGGGTGGCGTGCAAGTCCCACGGGGGCGAGCCGCTGTCGAGCAAAATATCCCGAAGCCAGGACTCAGCGGCCCTGCACTTCACCTCCGTAATCATCATGTAGACTTCGGAGCCGCCCTGGTCGTGGATTTGCTGCAGCTTGTCGGCCTCGTACTCGCCGTTCCGCTGCCGCAGGGCGCGGAGCATTTCCTGCTCGATGGGCTTCTTCGCCATCTGAGCCGCGTCCCAACACTCCCGCAGGTAGCCGGTAAGCCCGAGGATGACGGGCTGATTTTGCCGGTCCGCTAGTGCGCGGTCCGACGCCTCCTGCTCTTGGCGAGCA